CATCTACAAGAAAAGCGCGAAGCACAACGCCATTATCAACGGCAAGTGCAACTACATTGCTGGCAAAGGCTGGGCAGTCGATGCGGATAAGACCACCGTTGCACAACAGGCAAAGGCGGAGGCGTTCATGGCAGACGTGAATGAAGACGATGACCTTAACGACTTGACGCAGAAGTTTATCTTGGACCTTGAGCTATTCAACGGCTTCGCACTGGCGGTGACGTGGAATAGGGGCGGCGGCATTGCCTTTATCGAACACATTCCTTTTGAAAAGGTGCGCGTGTCGCTGGATGATACGATGTTCTTGATTGCTGACTGGTACGATGAGCGGATGATCCGCCAGTACCCGAAGGGCGCGGAAGTTGAGCGGATGCCGAAGTTTGATCCCAATAACCGCGTCGGCAAGCAGCTATTCTACTACCGGCACTACGCAGCAGGTGTCAAGCACTACCCACTGCCCAACTACCAAGGGGCGCTGGCGTACATTGAGTGCGACGTTGAAATAGCGAAATTCCATATCAGCAACATCCGCAATCAATTTTGGGGAGGGCAGATGATCAACTTCGCCGATGGCATCCCTACTGACGAAGAAAAGCAGGAGATTGAAAGGCAGATGCGCAATAAGTTCAGCGGCGCAAACAACGCAGGGCGCTTCGTGCTGACCTTCAGCACCGGAAAGGAAAACGCGCCGAGCATTCAGTCGCTAACGCCTTCGGACTTGGATAAGCAATTCGATTTGCTGAACAAGCAGATACAAGAAGAAATCTTCGTGGCGCACAACGTCACCTCGCCGATGCTGTTTGGCATCAGAACCGAGGGGCAGCTTGGCGGCAGAAAGGAACTGTCGGAGGCTTACGAGCTGTTCAAGAACACCTACATCATGAACCGCGTTCTGATCGTCGAGCGCATGATCAACTACCTAACGTCCTTCAACGGCTATGAGTGCTTGTACCTGCAACCGTTTGACCCAATCACTGAGCAGCTGAGCGAGCAGGCCCTGTTGCAGATTTTGACGCAGGACGAACTGCGTGAAAAGGCGGGCTATGAGCCGCTTGAAAAGCAAGAGGCACCAACACCTACGGCTGAAGGCGATGTGGTTGTAGAAGCGTCCGCAAGCGTGAATGAAGCCATACGCACGCTGAGTGGCAGGCAGTATCAAAACCTGATGCGAATTGTGCGCCATTATTCGCAAGGCAAGGTCACGCTGGAGCAGGCGCGCACGATGCTGACCGTTGGCTTCGGCCTAAACGCGGAGCAGGTGGACCAGCTGCTCGGGGTGAAGGAACAGACGTTTGAGAGCGAAGCGGATGAGCTGGAGTTCCTTGCGGCAATCGGTCAGCAGTTCGGGGAAGCGCGTGACAGCTTTGACGTGCTGCGCGAGCGTGAGCTGGACTTCAATGAATATGGCGAGGCCGAGTTCTTCATGGAATTTGCTTTAAGTGAGGACGAAAAGGAACTGGACGAGCGCATTATTAAGTACAGGCGCAAGCGGCAGGACGCTACGGTGGAGGAAATGGCAAAGGAGTTTGGGGTGAGCAAGGCACGCATACGCAAGCGCATACAATACCTATTGCAGGTCAACAAGTACCCGCTGAAGCGAGGCATCGACGAAGCGACAAAGGAAGAGAAGGTCCCTGAGCCAGTGGTGGAGGTTCGCTACCGCTACGACTGGCGGCCCGAGTACAGGTCGCTGAGCAAGGCGGAAGGATACGACAAGAGCCGCAAGTTTTGTCAGGTCATGATGGACCTGAGCGCAACACGGCTGTACACGCGTGACGACATTAACCAGCTGACGGCCTTAATGGGCTACAGCGTTTGGGAGCGTCGGGGTGGGTGGTTTACGCTGCCAAGCGGCAACCATCGGCCGAGCTGTCGCCACATGTGGGTGCAGCAACTTGTTATGAAAAAAGGTAAGGAAGTTTCAAAGATCGTCGAATGAGCAAGGCCCTATTTATATCCGAAAATACGCTGATCGAAAACAGCGTCATCGCAGAGAACGTCAGCTACACGCAGATACGTCCGACGCTGGTGAAGGTGCAGGAAATGCACATACAGCCAGCTGTGGGCAGTGCGCTGTACGATGAGCTGGTAGCGCAGGTTATTGCTGGCACGCTGAGTGCGAACAATACGACGCTGATGCAGACCTACATACAGCCTGCAATCATTCAATGGATGTACTTTGAACTGCCGACGGTGCTGGCCTTCAAGTACATGAACAAAGGCATGGACAGGCGCAGCAGCACCGAAAGCCAAGCCATGAGCGAAAGCGAAATCACGCGACTGATAAACAAAAGCCGCGACGATGCTGAGTGGTACACCGAGCGCATCACGAGGTACCTGCAAGAGAACCACACGCTATTCCCGCTGTTTGACAACCCACCGACAGCGATTGACACAATCTATCCTGCGAACAGCAGCTACCAAACAGGGATGGTGCTTGGCAGGCGTGGCCGCTACCGCGATCCGCTGGACTACCCTGAGAATAGGCGAAACTACTTTTAATGGCACACAGCAAGAACATCAATAAATTAAAGCAATACTATGAGCAGCTGGGTAACGGTGAAAAACGACCTGATAGCTTTCGCGGAGTCGCACCTGCAACTGAACGCGGTGGGCTTCGGCGATCCGCTATCGATAGGAACGGACAACGTCCTGAACCTGCGAACCAGCGACCGCGATAGGGTGGTGTACCCGCTGCTTTTCGTTGACGCGCAGAGCGCAGCGATGCCGATGGGCGCGACCAACCTGACTGTCAGCGTACTGGTCATGGATCGAGTTGCAGACCTGCGGGGCTTGGATGCCAACGTCAGCGGCAGCTTGGTGTACAGGTGGACCGACAACGAGGACGAGGTGCTGAGCGACACGCTTCGCATTATGCAGGACTTTGTTGCGGACTTCACGGACGATCCTGCGAAGGACTACACGATTATCGGCAGCGTAAATGCGACGCGCTTTGTGGAGGCGCGCGATGACAAGGTCGCAGGATGGCAGGCAACGGTTGTGCTGGAGCTTCCGTACAGCCGCAACGTGTGTCAAATACCGACGACTTAAAATACGTTTTTAGAATTGCATAAAATTGGGCAAAACGATATTTACAACTAAACTGAATTACAATGAATGTAGGACAACAACTTGACGCGATTATCGGGCGCGGTCAGACGATGGAAATGGTGACAAGCGCTGCAGGCGTTACTGGCAAGACCTTTGAGGTGCTTGTGGTAAACGTGGCGGCAACCTTTACCACGCTCACGGACAGCAGCGGGCAGAATATGCTGAGCGCTGCGAGCAGTGGCGGCCACAACCTGAGCGGGGTGAGCGTTCAGGCTGGCATGATAATATCAGCGAACGCAGGGCGCACGATTGCAGCGGTGACGCTGTCGGCAGGTTCGGTGCTTGGCATTACGATGCAGCGGGAAAACCTTACAACGGCTATCTAATGGCTTTAGGGCGTGGATATGCACTGCCCTTTGTGGCAGGCAAGCAAGGCGCAGGCGGAGGCGGTGGTGCCTATGGACTGCTGTGGCAAGACGCGGTCAACGACAACGTGCCACCGCTGACCATTGAGGATGGCAACGCTGGGCAGGGGAGCTGCTTGTTTACGCGGGGGAAGGACTTGTACGACAAGCAGGTCAGCGCAACGCCATCGCTGTTGATTGTGCCGCAGATTTATGGCTCGGGCAAGCTGTCGGTGGACATACCGAGTCCTGAGTTTTTCAATGTGACGCGGGCGACGACAGCGACGCGGGTGAACAGCAGCGGGCTGATTGAGAGCGTGGCGAGCGGAGTGCCGCGGTTGGATTGGTATGCTACGCCTGCTGCGCAAGACCTGCCTGCGACTGGCTGCCCTGCGCTTTTGGTTGAGCCGAGTGCGACGAACTTGGTGCCGAGTGGAACGACTTTTAATTCACTTACAGGCGTTCAAACGAGCGGTGTGACCGATAGTCCTGCATCCGCAATCAGCGGCACGTTGGTCACAAAAAACGAGGCAAGCGGCACTATACGATATGCAAGTCAAAATTGCAGTACAAGCGCATTGTCAGCATCCACAACTTATGTAATTAGCCGCTTTTTTAAGTACAACGGCGTTGACTTCACAACGAGTTTAGAGCCGAATACTGCAGGTCAATGGGGGGGTACAAGTTGGAGGCAAAACATTGTGCTATCCGCTGCATCGGGCGTGACGCTTGGCACTTCAACAAATTGCACAGGTAGCGTTGAAAATTACGGCAATGGTTGGTATAGGGTGAGTGTGCGTCTGACGACAGGCGCAACTATTACGGGCGGCACACCTGTAGCGTATTTAATGTTATTACCTGCTGCACTTTCAACAGGGCAGGGCTTTCTTACGGCATTGCCACAACTCGAAGCCAGCAGCATCGCCACCACCTACATCCCGACAACCACAGGCTCTGCAAGCCGCAACGCAGACGAAATCACCGCATCGGGGTCAGTCGTGAGTGGGCTGATTGGGCAGACCGAGGGGACGATTTATGCGGAGGTGGATTTAAGAAACTGGATAGCAAGTGGACGTATATTAACCTGTTCAAACGGAACGAGCAACGAGCGCATTATGATACAGGTAGGCGCAAATCGCACATTGCAGGCAATAGTGACAACGGCAAGTGCCGATGTCGCTAATATCAGCACGGCGTCAGGCCAAGTCAATGGTGTTTACAAGTGTGCATTGACTTATGCGAGTGGCGACTTCGCTTTTTACGTTAACGGCACACAAATTGGCACTGATAGTAGCGGTGGAGTGCCTGCCTGCACTTCTGTTTTTTTAGGCAAGATTGAAACGAGTGCCTCAACGAATTTCCTCACCGACCGCATCCGTGCAGCTGCACTATACACCACACGCCTGAGCAACGACCAACTCGCAACCCTAACAAGCTAACAATGCCCACCTTCCGCAAATACGCATTCCAACTGCAGGCCGACTACGAAGCACTGCCAACACCCGACGGCAACGCTGTTGTGCTGGGTGACGTTGACGGCTACTACTGTGTTGACATCCTGTGGAATGGCGAGCCTGATGCAGCCTACCTGAACTACACCGTATGGCCTGAGCCAATCGGGGTGCATACCTTTCTTGGCTGGGATGAGCAGTACACGACCGACTACAACGCAAACAAATGATCGACTTCCTCAAATCCATCGGCATCAACATAGGCCTGACAATCGCCGGATTCTTCGGCGCACTCCTGCTCGCGCCCAAAATGAAGAACTGGAAGATGCAGCTCATCGCAGTCCTTAGCGGCACACTCTCCGCAACCTACATCGCGCCTGTTATCATCGGCATCCTAAACATACAAGCGCCGAACATCGAGTACGGCCTCGCCTTCATCGTCG